AGTTTTCAGCTCCAACTCCACTATGTGATGGTGATGAAACAAAATTAGAAGAGATATACAATTCTTGTCATTCATTGTCAGAATTTACTGATCCTTCGAACTACAAAACATATGACGAACTCAAAAATAAACTTTACAGAGTTCTAGGTGAAGAGCATTCACTGCGTACACCAACGTTGGCTCAAGAATCAATGATGAATACTCCGGTACCTCAGCCAGAGTATAGAGTTTCTGAACCGGTTACTGCAGAGCAAGTTAATCTAGATGATGGTGATGATACCATGTCTTATTTTGCCAAATTGGCTCAAGAAGATTAAGGTGATATTAGCATAGGATCTGAGAAATCAACTGGAGGTCCACTTTGCATAGCAATTGCTTGTGAACTTACAGAGGTCACTGATCTATCACTCTGATCTCTAGAATCAGAAACAACTACGGGAGCAGAAGCTGTTGCGGCTTTTGCTCCTTGTTGAATTGTTGCACCGGTTGTTGGTGCTCTTTTCTCTAAAATATCCTTAACAAATTTACTATCTTTTGGAGATAGATCATCGTCCGCTAGAATGGCTTTCAATTGATCTATAGGAGCAGCTTTTGCCTTTTCTCTATCAATTTTAGAATCCGTAAAAAATGTACTGGATCTGTCATATAAACCACTTTTTTCAGCCATCTGAATTGGCGAAGCACTTGCGCCTTTACCCAATTTAAGCGATCTAATCTTTTCCGCGGCACCGTCTGAAAGTGTCCCGGCTGCCTTTGCAACTAATTCAATGGCACCATCAATAATAGATCTAAACAATCCATAAACACCTTCGACTGCTCCACCAATTATCTCTTCAAAACTAAATTTATCCATTGCCTTTGCAATGTCTGTAAATCCAAGTTGAGTAGCAATCCATTTAACACCCTCTTTTAATAAATCTAATGGAATACCAATTAATCCTTTTAAGAATCCACTAACACCTCCTTCAATAGCTGACAGTACTTTAGAACCTAGATTGCCTTCATCATCAACAAAACCTTTAAAGGCACCCGATATGGTATCCCATATGGTCATAAAAATGCCAAAAGGATAAAATAAACGACCAGCAATTCTACCAACAGCACCAAGTAGTTTCATCACCTTACTACCTTCCTCTGCAAAACCAAATACACTTTTAATTGAACTCATAAATCTACCGATTGGTCCTTCTGCACTAAAAAATGTTTTTATGGGTTTTACTACTGTGTCAACCATTTCTGATATCATAGTACCAACTGTTTTAAAATCTTTTATACTATCTGTGCTAGTGAGTGGACCTAATAATAAATTTGCAAAACCTCTAACACCTGCTCCAAGCTTGGCGGCAAATGTAGTAAAATCTTCCATCTTTAAAAGGTCATCAAACATACCAACAGTTTTTGTATTTACGTTAGCAAAACCAATCTTAAAATTTTTAAAGAATCTACCAACGGGCTCGAAGAATGCATCAACAGCTTTCATCAAACTTTCTATTCTGGTACCAAAGTTTGCTCTAATTGTTCTAAAAAAGTCGATAACGGGATCAACAAAAGATCTAAAGGCTTTTGCTAAATCATCAAAAACGATATCTAAACCAATTAATCTACCTAATCCTCTAAATGCTTTTACAATTCTTGATAAAAATCCACCAAAAACGGCATTGACTGTTTTTACCCATTCTTTAACAGATGCAACAAGCCCTGCACCAAATCCAGCTATAAGTGCAACTGCTGCTCCTAGAAATGCTGCTAATCCAAAACCACCCTTGGTCATTCTTGGCACAACCGTAGCAGCTTTAGGATCTTTTTTTGCTTCACGTTTGTCTTCTAGATCATCCAATCTACTTTGTTTAGAAAAATCAATGAAATTGATCATAGCATCTTTTAGTTTACTGATATCGGTGGCAGTTCTTTCCTGCACATCCCTTTGTTTCATCAATTGTTCATTGATATTTTCTAATGTAGTCATTTTATCCTCCGGATAATTCCGTTTTTTTATTTTCTTCTTCTATCCATTGTATAAGCATTGTAAGATATACTTCTCTCTCCCAAGGTAACATATTATCAATCTCTGTTAGTGAATAATGAAAATGTTGCAACAGTTGAAAATTAACTCTATAATAATTTTCTAGTGTTTCATGAGAGAGATTTACTAAAAAAAATCTTCTAGACCCTCCAGGGTTGAATACTGATCAGATCCACAATTTTCACATTTAAAATTTACTTCTGTTTTCATTTTAGGCACATTCTCTAAGAATGTAGTCATTTTACTAAATTGTTCAGATGATAATGAGTCAATAAAATCTTGCACACTTTCTTCTGTTTCATCCCTCAACATAACTTGTTCTTCATCAGTAATTACAGAAACCATACACATTTTAATAAATTCAAATGCCATACTAGTTGTATCATCGTTATTTAATAGTGCATCATTTTTTGTCATTGCATGATATGATGGGTACATCATTTTTACTTTAATTTCGGGTGTTAATTCTACAATTGGATCTACAATTTTACCTTCAACCTTTGCTTCCGCAATATTTACTATCACTTCATTTTTATGCTCACACTCTTTACACAAAAATATTAACTGACTTGTTTCACCAACAGATTTGCTACGAATTTGCGCAAAAATGTAATCAACATCAAATGTGGTAAGTTTCTTTGTGTCAATCTCATCTCTTGTGCATGATTCGATAGTATCTAACATAGCATTGATAATTTGTGTTTTATCTTGCGTTTCTCCTGCTAACAATAAAATCTTTTGTTCTTTGACCAAAAAAGGTCTAATTTGAATTTTTTCTTTACTTGATGGAATTTCTATATCAAACCATGATGTAGAATTAACTCTGGGTAGTGCCATTATATGTTCCTTTTATAATTAAAATAGATTAGCTATTGAACCTAATCCACCACTAGCTTGTATCCAACCTTGCCCATCACTAACTGCTTCCCAATTAGTATATGAAAGTTGCGCTGAAATTTGTACTAAACCGTCCATCTCATTACTTAGATCTACGGGTTGTATAGATGTTGGAAATGCATCTTTAAGTAGAACAGAGTATACTGTACCACCACCAATTCCAACATTAACGTTAATCGGACCTAGACTTGTGCCTAGATTCAGAATAGGTTTACGAAGTTGATGAATTCTTACATCTCTTACATATTCGTTTTTATATGATGCTGTATGTCCATCTTCACTTAAAGTTTTTTTACGCCATGAATCCCAGTATTTTCTAATACCATAATCATTAAGAGCGTAAAAAGTAAGTGAAACATCCTCAACAGCATATCCATATGCTACCTTCTGAAACTCCATACCAATACGGCGTTCATGAGATAGAATTTGTTTTCCTGGTAGAGAAGCGTTTGTACACAATAAATTTAAATCATTTCCGCCCATATTACCTGAAGTAAGCAATTCTGTTAGCTGACCTAAAAATCCTCTACTACCACTAAAATCTGTGGGCAATTCTACAAGGAATTGATTTGATCTCGCAAATCCAAGCTTTGAAGATGCAAGTGTTTTAATTTGGTCGATACTAGTCATATCATCTTCCTTGATTGTTTATATATATTCGCTGAATTACTTTTTTCCCAACTTGCTGTTGGTAAGAATGTTGCAATCTCCCATTCGGGTGCAGGCACCCGACCTAATTTAGATCTAACATGCTGAGTGAGATAATGTTTAAAGCATGGTCTAAAATATTTCATCTTTGCTGATGAATTTAACATTTTATATGATATTTCAAATTTAGTTGTTTCATCATATTTTTTATTACTAGTAATATCTAACAAACTATCCAATAGCTTTGCCCTAAGTACTGGTGGAAGATAGTGTAGATTTAAACCATAAAAACCTTTTTCTGCAGGTCCTACAATGATAGCCAATGGAAATCGATCGTAGAAAGGCAAAGTTTCTTTTGTTTTTGGATCATAGAAAAACATATTCATTGATCCGATTAAAGCATTTTGTCTGTTTACGAGCTTTACTTCATCTGCACTTAACAAATCTTGTCTATTGACTCTACGAAGTTGTTGTGCTCTTCTTCGGAACCAATCTTGTGCTTCTTTTGTACGCGGATTGATACCAGCTTTAAAAGCTTCTAGTTCTAGTTTTTGAAATAAATTAGACATGCTTGTATTTATATCATTTTTTTAAGATAATAACCGAATGTTTTAAACTCTTTCTCACTACTTTTTTTTCTTTCTATATGGCTTTAAGGGTTTTAGTGGTTTTAGATTACCTTTAAAATCTTTCATTATACCCATACTCTTCAAAGTATTTTCTGTCCATATCTGAAATTCCCATCCTCTATCTTTTGCAAATGTATTTGCTGCTTCCCACTTATTCATGTTTTTTACATAGGTCATTGCTTCTCCTATGTATCTTTTACTTTTGTTAGCATTTTTTGGTGGAGAAGTTTCTTTTTCTGGCTTTACTTCAACTAAAATAGTTTTATTATTGTTAAATGTTATTTTTAAATCTACAAAATATCTATGGTATTTTTTATCTATTTCCCAATAATATGGTACTACTACCTCTTCGGAACTCCAAGATTTTACATCTGAATTTCTATCACACCACAAAAAGCACAGTTTTTCCCAATGACTACGATAAGTAACCTTATCCGGATCACCGGCGTACTTTTTAATATTTGGTTTATATCTTCCTGAATACGCCATATTTTGCTTATAAATAAAGTTATTACTTATTTTATTTATAGGAAAATACAATGGCGGATACTTGGACTTCAGTTGCAGCAACAAAGGCTAGAGACTTAAATGCAGAATCTGGCACTATTAGAAAAAAAAGTTATGCAAAAAGAAGCACTGGTTCTATAGATCAATCTACACTTACCAGTAGAAATAGACGTGCCTCGATACTTAAATATCCAGTAAATGATAAAGGTTACCCTGCAAGTGTGACATTTCAGGTGAAAGAAATAGTACCTGTTGATGAAAAAATTATAACATCCTATGTTTCTGATGCTGCTGATAAGCAAAAGCTTTCTACATCAGAAAATGATGGAAATTTGTCTGAAGGCGAGCTGAATGCTAGAATATCGAATGCAAACCCACCAAGCACAGAGTCAACTATTTCAAAGGGTGATGTTGATCTAGGTGCCACATTTAAATATAGTGATCCATTAAAAATTGTACAAATGTATTTTCCATTAGGCGTTGTGATTAATGATAACGTATCATATGAAAATGCTAATCTAAATGTAGCCGGAGCGAACGCATTAGCTGGATTAAATACTGGTAAAGGATTAATGTCATCAATTGCTTCTGGTATAGTTGAAGGTGGTCAAAGTGCTTTAGATCTAATTAAGACTGGAGCGGCGAATGATACGCTAAAGGTATTAGCAACAAGATTAGCATCAACATTTGTTCCTAGAGAAGGTGTTGGTAATGCAATTAAATTAGGATTACAAGTTACAGTAAATCCTAATACACGTGCATTATTTCAAGGTGTAACTCCTAGGCAATTTTCATTTACTTTTAAAATGATTCCAACATCACAAACAGAAGCCGTTCAAGCTGAAAATATTATAAAACTGTTTAGAAAAGAATTATATCCAGATCCAATATTTGCTGGTCCTGTACCTGTTGGTTTTAAATTTCCAAATTTATTTGAAATTAAATTTAAATGGAGAAATGGTGAAAATGATCATTTACCACAACCATTGTTGTGTTATCTAAGAGATGTGCAAACAAACTATACACCAACTACAACTGGTTGGCATGACGATGGCAGAGTAACCGAAATGGATCTCACGTTACAATTCCAAGAATATAGAACAATGAATAGCGAAGATGTAGAGGCGGGTCATTAATGTCAAATTATTTTAAAAATTTTCCGAAAGCATTATACAGATTTGGAGATGAAGCTGAGGTAAAAGGTGGCGGAGATCTAGTAACAGAATTTACTCAGGATCTTTCAATTTATGTTGATGTTATTGATCAGGTAAGAGAAAATAGTTCTTTTTATCAAAAGTATTATATTCAGAATGGTCAAAGACCTGATCAAGTGTCATATGAAATATATGGAGAAGTTGATTATCATTGGACATTTTTTATGATGAATGATCATCTAAGAACATCAGGTTGGCCTTTATCGGATAGTGAACTAGCAAAAAGAATAAAAATAGATTTTCCACACAAAACAATTACTGTAAGAGAAAATTTAACAGGCATTTTTAAACCCGGTGAAGTTGCTGTTGGTTCTTCTTCTGGCACATCTGGTATTATAAAAAGACGAAAATTAGATTTAGGTCAAATTATTATTGATACAAAGGGTTCTAACTTTAGCGTTGGTGAAGTAGTATATACTGCAGCATCTGCACAAGCAACTAGACCAGTCACAGTTGTATCAAATGAAAATGAATATTTAGCAGCGCATCATTATATTGACTCGACAACTCGAAAGTTTAAAGACATTGACCCAGCAACTGGTCCAGGAGCTAATGATATAGAGGTCTCAAATTATGATAGATACAGTGAACAAAATAATGAATTAAAGCAAATTAGGGTTATTACCCCATCGTCTATTAATGTCATAACCGGTGCATATCGTAAAGCATTGAGATCATAATATGCCAGAACCGCAAAATTTAAAAGGTGATCAGAGTTCAAGCGATTACATTCTTGAAGATGTGACCATTACTTCTACCAGGCAAAATGATGCTGCAGGTGTGCAGTTAAAGGCTGTGGTTATTGATTTTGATATATTTGAGCACATTCAAAAGCCATATCTTACAGGCCGAATTGCAATATTGGATCAAAAGAGATTATATGATTCATTTGATTTTCAGGGTGCGGAATATATCACAGTTGGTGTAACTCCTATTAATAATTCAGAGCTAGAAATAAAAAAAAGATTTGTCATTCATAAAATTGAAAAAACTGGTAGAACAAATGAAAGCAACAACGTTATTGTTTTTCATATAATAGAAGATATTCAATTTCATTCTAATATAAAAAACGTAAATAAATCATTTACCGGAAAACCATCAGAAATTATTAATTTAATTTCAAGTCAGTATCTAGGTAAAAAAGTTAAAATAGATACCAAGTCTGAATATCAAAGACCCATGAAAGTTGTAGTACCTAATTTAAATCCATTAGAATCAATGCAATGGATTAAGAATAGAGCAACCACCAATGAAGGTTATCCATTTTATCTATTTTCAACATTTGCGGAAGAGAAACTATTTCTTATCGATTTAGCAACTCTATTAACTAAACCACCGATAAACGAAAGAGTTCCATTTATACATTCACAAGCGGCAAGTCAAGGTAAAGAATCTGCAGTACCTTTAAGTAGATTTACCGTTTTTAATTCGTATCATCATGGCGATACTGAGAATATGTACGAGCAAATCAAAAACGGTATTATTGGTGCTAGGTATTCATTTTATGATACACACACAGGAACATCAAAACATAAATCATTTAACCTATATAATGATTTAATTAAAACAGATATTAGAGGCTCTCAAAAAAACTTTAATTTTTCAAATGATTTTACAGTTGATGACATACCTTTGGCAGACTATGAATCTAGATACATAACAGAAATTTCATCTAACGGTGCATATGATATTGGTCCAGGTAGTGCCGTATCTTATAATGAAGAACCAGGTGATGGTGATCATACGAAAAAAGTATTATCACGAGCTTTAAAACATTTTTTAGCAAAAAGTCCACTTACAATCACCACTAGTGGTAAATTTTTTATCGATGAGGGAATTAATAAAACAATTGGTAATACAATTCGAATTGTGTTTATGGCAAATAAATCTTTGAATAAAGCTGCAGAGATAGATAGTAAATTGTCTGGTGATTATATTATATATGGTACACAACATTCGTTTAAAAAAGAAAAATACGATTTGAAAATTCTTTGTGCTAAAATTGCTAACTATGATTACGATACGGAAATATATATATGAAACCTGAATCATTCTTTTATGGCGATATTACACGTTGGTTTATTGGTAGAGTTGTTAGTGTCAGTGATCCATTGGCTCTTGGTCGAGTGCAAGTGAGAATTTTTGGTATTCACTCTGAAAACTTGGTCGATATTCCACAATCTGATGTTCCATGGGCACAAACTGTTATACCAGTTACAGAAGGCGGTACTTCTGGTATTGGTAACACAATAGGAATTAAAAACCAAGCACAAGTTTTTGGTGTTTTTTTAGATGGAAAAAATTCACAATTGCCTTTAGTTTTAGGATCTATTCCTAAATATGAATCTGAGTCACAGAAAAGAACGTATGAAAAAACAAAAACTTCTAGTCTTTATGTACCAGATGCAGTGCAAGAGGTATCATTTTCAGATAATGGATATAATACTTTACAATCTGCATTAGTCGATACGACATATCTTTCAGGAAATAGTAATATTGAAAGAGCATATAATTTCTTTATATCGCCTGATGGTGGTAATTTCACATCTGCACAGTCGGCGGGAATTGTAGGTAATTTTTTACAAGAATCTGGTACTGGTGGAGATTTAAATCCAAGAGCATTAGCTAAAGGCGAAGGTTCCTTTGGTATTGCTCAATGGAATCCAAGTGAAGCAGCAGGTAATAGACTTGGTGGGTTGTATTCATGGGCAGCATCAAAGAATTTGAGTCCTAGTAACTTATATACTCAATTGTTATATACTAAAAAAGAATTAACATCATATGCATACCTAGGTCTTGGTCAACTCAGAGAAGCAAGTACTCCAGCAGAAGCATCAGTCGTGTTTGAGAAAAAATATGAAAGACCTGCTGCCGGTAGCACAGACAGTAGAATTAAATATGCAGAAGAAATATATGAAAAAATGGAAGAAGGTGCTGCAGCATGATACCTAGAGACGCACTTAATGACGCCATGAACAATCTAAAAATCAGTTCAAGTGATAATGAACTAAGGGTTGTGACAAAAGATGGACAAGAAGCTCGTGTATCAATCGAAGGTAGCACAATATCAGCAACTGTCGGTAGTAAAGCGGGTGGGTTTCAGTCAATGACTGCAACTGTTACAGAGGACACAATCTCTGACGAAGTTGTCGTTTCAGTAATGACAGACGAAGTACCTGGCATTAATGTAAAAAAATCTGGTTCAAATACCAGTAACATCAAAACGCTTACGGGTTCATCAAATGTTGATCAAGGGTTTTTAAACGCTACAATTACTACTGGTAATAGTAAGGGTATAAAGGAAGTATTAACTACTGTTGTACAAGCAGCTAAAAATGAAATTGATGCAGTTATGTTGAAAACTTCACCTTTACCCAATAAGGTTGTAAGTGCAGTAAATACGCCAAGCTTAAGTGAAACCATTACTGTTGTTCAGAAAAAATCTGTAAAAAAACAATTTGAAACAATGAATAATCCGTTTGGTAGTATTATTGATGGATTAAACTCGGCACAACAACAAATTGTTGGTAATAGCGATTTAGGTAGTATAGGTCAGGAATTTTCCAATATTTTATCTAATATTGCAGGTGCAATTGCTGGTGTTGGTAATTATGATGGATTAGGTAAAAACTTACCATCATTACCCGGAGGTTTACCTAATGAGTTTGGTGTGCCTACAATTGAAGTGATTGATCCTTTAACTGGTAAACCAGCAGAGCCCATTGTAAAAATAGACGGCTCTACTAATCTATCTAATGTCATACAAAAAAGTGGTAGAATATCTGCAGATGTTAAACCTTCTGCGCCAGTATATCAAGTATCAAACATTAGTCCTGATTATAAGGGCGAAAATACAGATTTAAATACATATTCATTTGAAATTGTTAGTTCTGCAGAAGAGTTGGAAGCAGAACTTAGAAATGTAAAAAGAGATACATCAACTGTTATTGTTGACTGGACATCCACATTTAGTAATATTAATTTAAAAGCAAAAGATATTCATAAAATATCGTTAATAGACGATGGTAGCGATAAAGTACCGTTTGTCAATACTGATAGAGGAATTCAAGCACATTATGTGTTTACAAGAGATGGTGTAATTCAAAGAGGTCGACCAATTAATCTAAGACCATGGAATCACTTGACTGAGGGCTATTCAGAAAATAGTATATGGATTCAATTTGTTGGTGGAATTGCAATACCGTATAGTGATCAATTAAGCAATATATCTCAATATTTTTCTTCAGCATCAATTACATCTGAACAATGGAAATCATTTGATAAATTCCTAGAAGCAATGTATAAAGCAAATCCTGGAATGCAAATATTGGGTAGAGGATATATTGATGGAGACATTGCTCCCGGCTTTGATCCAAGAGAATATGTTGAAGTGAAATATAAAAAGATAAGTGTATATTCATCTACTATAGAAAAACACAAAGAAGTAATTGGTAATAGATTATTAACAAAGCAGGAAATCTCTACATCACTACCACCAAAAATAGTAGTATCAAAAGTTGATCAAGCAAAAGCTATGCCTT